GCCAGCGCCGAGGCCGTCAGGCCGGACCCGGCGGCATCGGTGAACTGAAAGTCCGTGGCTGCGCTGATCGTGACGGTGGTGCTGGCGCGCTTCGCCGTGTAGCGCACAATGGCCGTCGCCTTCGTCGCGCCGTATGCCTTTGCCGTGGCGACGGGATCGGTGGCCGAGTCCACGCTGACGGCCTCGAAGTACCGCTGACAGAGCAGCGTTTCCAGCGCCATCGGACGGCGCTCGAAGCCCGAGCACGTCGGCCCCTCTTCCAACTGCACGTCGGTGATGAGCAGCGAGTCGGTCGTGACGGTGGTCGTCTCGTCCTCGCACCAGATGAAGACGGCGAGGTTGTTGGCCGACGCCCCGACGGTCAGCCCCTCCGCGCGGTACGTTGCCCACGAGGTCGTCACGCTGAGGTTGGCCGGCGTGACGAGGTATGCCCAGTTAGAGGCGAGCGTCGGATTCGTGCCCGCGCTGCCCCAGGTGCCCACCACGTCGCTCGTCACGCTGTCGGCGGTGCCGGTCCACTCCAGGACGGCCATCCGCACGTCGGTGATCGCGGCCGTGGTTTTCAGCTTGGCTTGCAGGCTGATCGTCTTGCCGCGCAGGTCGCGCACGTCCAGGTTTTCGAGGTACGTGGCGATGCCGAACTTGTTGTCCTCGCCGCTGCCGACCGTGAGCTTCAGGGCGCGTGCCGAGCCATCGGTCGGCACGTCGCTCGTTTCCTGCGTGACTACGGCCGCGTTGGCGGCCTCTAGCAGCAGCGTCCAGCGGTCGAGACAGTAGGCGTCGTCCGTCGTCGGCATCGTGACGCGCTGCTTCAGGCGCATGTCCCCGTTGATGACGCGGTTCTTGCGGGTCAGGTAGGCGAGCCGCGCGCCCATCGCCGTCTCGACGGCCACCAGCGCCGCCGCCGTGTCGTTGTGGTTGGCGGCCGTCACGACCTGCTCAACCACGGTCCCCGACAGGAACGCCGTCGCCGTGGTGCCGCCCACGCCGCGCGTGCAGCCCGTGAACGTCGTTGCGGTCGTGCCGGTATAGGAGATCAGCTCCCGCTTGACGAGGATGTACCCCTTGCTCGGGAACTTCGACGTGCTGGCGACCGTGACCGTCGTCACGCTGTTGGTGTGCGAGGCCGTCGCCAGGGTGTTCGCCTGATTGTTGACCTCGCCCATGCCCAGCGGCGACGCGCCGGTGTGCGAGTCGAGCGAGCCCGGGAAGTTTGTGGTTCCGCTCAATGCTGGCATCTCCATTCGCCGGTCGGTACAATTTCAACGGAGGGGCCATGACCGGAAGGCGCGTCGATCCCGTTGAAAGGTTCTGGGCGAAAGTCAGCAAGACGGGGAGTTGCTGGCTTTGGACGGCCTCGGTAAGCCCTGATGGCTACGGGAGGTTCAACCCGGCGCACAGTCGCACGCTGTACGCGCATCGGTATTCGTGGGAATTGCATTACGGACCGATCCCGCGCGGGCTTCGAGTCCTGCACGGCTGCGATACCCCGCCCTGCGTGCGCCCTGACCATCTGCATCTCGGGACTGATGCTGACAACACCCGAGAGAAGATGGAGCGCGGCCGTGCTCGCTTCTTGTCGGGGGGCGATCACTGGACGCGCAGGCGGCCCGAACTTGTGCTCAAGGGCGAGGCCCATCCCCGATGGCTTGGTGATGAGGCGCCGACCGTCATGCTGTCCGCAGGGCGCACGAAGGCGGGAGAGGCCGTCTGCGAGATGTGCGGAGCCACCTACCTGACGCGGCAGTCGAGAGTTGGGGAGCAACGATTCTGTTCCCGGTCATGCCAGACAAAAGCCACTGCTGCGGCTACTAGGGAGAGCATCAAGGCGCGCGGCGAGTTTGTCACCACTAAGACCGGCACCATCCTCCGCGCGGCGAATGTCGTGTGCGTGCAGTGCGGCGCTGACTTCCTTGTCGAACTCAGTCGGCTGAAGCGGGGCAACACCCGCTATTGCTCGAAGCGGTGTCTCGGCATCGCAAACGCGGCCAAGCGGTGGGGGACTGGCTGAGACTGCAGTCATGGGTTATCCGTACCTCCCGAGCCGCCCGCCGTAGCGGAGGCTGTCGTCCACCGCCTGCCCGACGACGGTCTGCAAGTCGCGGTCGGTGAGCACACTGCCGTTCACGGTCAGGTTGAAGACCATGGGTTGCCCGCCGCTGCCGAATGACCCTGCCGGCAGAACCCCGCCTGACCTGCCGGGGACGAACAATTCCGGGCCGCGCTCCCCCACGAGGTAGGGCACGCCTGCCGAGACTGGGCCGCCCGTCGCTCGCTTGTCGGGCTTGAAGATGGCGTCTACGGCCTTGCCGCTTGGCGTGAACCACGACGGCAGCTCTCCGAGCGAGTCGGCCAGGTCGCTGACCTGATCGCTGGCGCTTTCGCTCGCACGGCCGATGGCTGATGCCTTCGCGGCCATCTCGGCGGCCTTCTGCGAGGCGAGCGCGGCGGCGTCTGCCATGTTCTCGGCACTGCCGGTGATGGCGTCGATCCCACCCTGGGCCGAGACGCCGGCCGCGCCGCTGGCGATGATGGCCTGGGCCTGCTCGCGCAGCATCAGGGCGGATGCGGCCGAGATGGTCCCTTGCTGCTCAAGCAGGTTGATGACCGGCATCATGTCCACGGCCAGCGCTGTGTTTGCCTGCCCGGTGGCGTCCAGCAGGAACCGCTGCTGAGCAAGTGTGTCGATGACGAACAGCAGCGCCCGCTGGTTGTCGCCCAGGCTCTGATTCATCGGAGCTACTGCCGTCGTGGTGTTCTCGGCCGCAGTCGCGAGATTCGTGAACATGGTGACGGTCGAGGTGAGCGGCCCTGAAAGGGCTTCGATCTCGTCAAGAGTCATCCACGCGCTGCCGCCCTTCAGCGCCTCTCCGGAGCCGCCGACGTTGTACTTGCCGGTTGATTTGTCGTAGCCGGTGGCCATGAAGTAGTGATTTGCGTTGCTCAGCGCGACGGCATTTCCGCCGTCGAGTGAGCTATTGATTTCTTCCCGCGTCGGCGTGGCATCGAGCGCTGCGTCAACGCCGGCCATACCGAGCATCTTCATGAAGTTGCCGACGCCGTTCATGCCGCCGGCCTGCGTCCATCCGGACGCCCGCGCCATCTGCATGGCCTCAGACGCGTCCGGCGTGCGGCCGGTCATCGCCCAGAACGACAGCAGGGCAGCCGGGCCGCACGCCGCCTCGGCATCCGACCACGACAGCCCCTGATCGACCAGGCTGAACTGATTGATTGACCGTTGCCCGCTGATCGGGTTCGACAGCTTCACATTGCCGGCCGCCTGCTGACCGGCCGCACGGCTCGCCGCCTCCGCTGCCCGGGTCCGCTCCCCGATGATGTCGATATAGCTGTTTGTCTCCGGAAGACCACGGGGGCCGTACCGATCAAGGTTGCCGGCCCCCATGTTGTACTCAGCGAGGGCGCGCTCGGCGTCGCCGTTGAAGCGGCGGTAGTTGTCCGCCATGCGGCGGGCGGCGTACGCTAGGGCCTGCTCGGGGTCAAGCGCATCCACGCCGGCCGACCGCGCCACGTCGGGCATGATCTGGGCGATCCCCAGCGCGCCGGCCCCAGACGTGCGTGCTCCCGAAATGACATCCGGGGCAAACCCCCCGGACTCCCAGCGCATCTGCTCGACAAACTGGGTTGGGTTCGGGTGCCCTGCTTTTACGCCCGCCTCGAATGCCTTCCGCTCCCACTCACCGGTATAGCCAGACGGCATCGACTGGTTGACAGTCTGCCCCGCGCCACCCGGCAACAGCGGAGCCAGTACGCCCCCGGCCGGACCGAGCGACGGAATCGCGCCGTTCTTCAGGCCGTTGACCAGCCAGTCAGGCAACTGCGCTGCCTGCTCCTTGAGGAACTGGAGCGCCTTCGCGATGGACTCGACACCTGTGGCGAACGCGACCAGGAATCCGGACGCGCCCTTGATGAGCGCGACGAACACGTCTGTCGGCTTGAACGCCTGATCTGCGCCGTCCTTCATGTCCGGCCAGAACGTCTCAACCAGGATCTTCCCGGCATCCCAGAGCTTGCCAACCGCCTCCGTGAGGTCGGTCCACACGCCCTTCTCCCCGAGCTTGGTCCACAAATCCTTGACCCAGGTCAGCGTGTCCTCAAACATCTTCCGGACGGTCTCGCCGACCCGCTGCATCTCGGGCCAGCCGGTCTCCGTCAGCCACTTGACGACATCGGACAGTTTCGGGCCCAACCATTCGACCGCATCCTTCACCGCCGGCACGGCCTTCTGCTCGATCCAATCCGATACGGCCTGTCCGGCCTCCTTCAGTTTCGGCCAGCCCGTCTCCGTGAGCCACTTGACCACCTCAGACACTTTCGGCCCCAACCACTCAACGACCTTCGAGAACGCAGGCACGCCGATCCCGGTCACCCAGTCGGAGACGGCCTGCGCGGCGGTCACGAGCGCGGGCCAGCCGGTCTGCACCATCCAATTGACGACGGCGCTCACCTTCGGCCCCAGCCACTCCACCAGCCGCGAGATGGCAGGGACCACGGTCCCGGTGATGAACTCGGCGGCCACGGACGCGGCGGTCACGAGCAGCGGCCATCCGACGCTCGCCACCCAGGTGATCGCCGCCCCCAGCACGCTGCGAAGGCTCTGGGCCAGGGACGGCAGCATCGGCGCGATCTTCGTGGCGAAGAAGTCCACCACGACGCCCGCTGCCGACAGCAGCGCCGGCCACCCGACATCGGCGACCCACTGAATGGACTCGCCCAGCACCGTCCGCAATGGCCCCGCGACGGAGGAAATGGCCGGCAGCAGCCGGCCCGTCCAGAAGTTGACGGTTGCCTGGGCGATGGTCAATAGCGGCGGCCAGACGGTCGCGGCCAGCCAGTCGAGGGTGTCACCGAGGATGCCGCGAATCACGGCGCTCGTAGACGCCAGCGCCGGCTGTAGCGTCCCCAGGAAGAACCCGGCCGTCTGCTGGATAATCGACATCAGCGGCGGCAGCACCCGCTGCACGACGAACTGAATCGTCGCCGCGATGTTGTCGATGAACCCCTGGCCGACCGCCAGCACGACCGGCAACAGCGTGTCGAACGCCGAGCGGATGGCCGGCAGCCCAGCCTGCACGACGCTGACGACGCCCGAGATGGCCGTCCGCGCCACGCTCACGACCTGCGAGAACACGCCCCTGAGCGTCTCCCAGGCGTTCGCGTACGCGCCTGGGTCGAGGTTGATGAGCAGCGAGACGGCGTCGATCAGTCCGGACAGCGCGCCGGTGGCGATGTCCTTGACGCGGACCATCGTGCCGATCCAGGTGTCCCACCCCGCCATGTAGTCGTCAAGCTCAAGCCCGACGAACGCGCCGACGACCTGGCCCATGTCGGTGAAGATCCGCTGCACGGTCGGCCCGAGTTGCAGCGCCTTCGAGATCAGCGCGTCCATCGCCCCGGGGATGCGCTCCGAGAACGCGGTGATGGCCGGCATCCATGCGTTGAGCGTCGCCGTCGCGCCATCAACGATGCGTTTCAGCGACGGCAGGAAGCCGGTGCCGATGGTGATGGCCGCCGTGCTCAGGCTGCCCTTGAACTTCTCGACGGACCCGCTCAGGTTGTCGAGGCGCTTCTCCGCCACATCGGCAGCAGAGACCTTCCCCATCGCGGCCGCCATCTCGGCGAAACCGGCCGCGCCGCCCTTCGCGAGCACGGCGGCAGCACGCACGGCGTCCGACCCGAACAGCGTCTCCATCGTGGCGAGCCGTTGCTGATCCGTCATCCCCTGCATGGACTTCTGGAGGATCGCCTGCACGTCGGCCAGCGACTTGAGCTTGCCCCGCGCGTCGAAGAACTGGTTTGCCCCGTCCTTCGTCATCAGCCCCAGCTCGCGGAACAGCTTCGTCTGCTCCTTCGTCTGCGGCTGCAACCCCATCAAGAACGTCTTGAGGCTGGTGCCCGCGTCGCTGCCCTTGATGCCGGCCTGGCCCATCTCGGCAATGGCGACGCTCAGGTCGTCGAACGACATGCCGACCGTGGCCGCGACCGCGCCGGACGCCTGGAGGGCAAACCCGAACTCGTGCACGTCAATGGCGCTCGCGTTGGCAGCCCCCGCGATCAGGTCGGCAACCCTCCCCATCTCGGAGCCCTTGATGCCGAACGCGTTCATGGCGTTGCTGGCGATGGTGGCCGACTCGGCAACCGACACCCCGCCGGCCGCCGCCAGGTCGAGCGATGCCTTCGCTGCGCCGCCCATCACGTCGCCCATCGAGACGCCGGCCTTCACCAGCTCCTCGATGCCCTGCGCCGCCTCGGTCGCGCTGAACGACGTGTCCGCGCCGAGCTTGAGCGCGAGCGCCGACAGTTCCTTGATCTGCGCGGCGCTGGCCCCGGAGACGGCCGCAACGCCGCTGATCGTCTTCTCGAAGTCGGCGGCTTGCTTGACGGACGCGCCGAGCCCTGCCGCGAGCGCGGCGCCCGCCGTGGCCGTCGCTGCCGTGGCCGCCCGGCCGAGCTTCGCGAGCCCGGCCGTCAGCGCGGCGCTCGCCGTCGCCGTCGCTGCCGTGGCCGCCCGGCCTAGCTTGGCTATCTCGGCCTGCATCGTGGCGGCCGCCGTTCGCGTTGCGCCGGCCAGCGCGGTCATATGCCCGGACGCTGCGCGGGCAGCCAGCGACACCGCGCCGAAGCCGGTCACGGCCGATCTGCTGACGCTGGCGACCGCCGTGAAGCCGCCGGCCGTCGAACGCGCGGCGGCAGACATGGTGCCGAGACTGGCATTCGTGGTGCGGGCGACGGACGACGCGGCGGCCCCGAACCCTTCCAGGCTCTTGCGAGCAGCCGAAAACGCGGCCGCGCTCTCGTCGCGTCCGCGAATCAGCATCGACAGATCGGCGCCTGACGCCATCGTTCTCAGTCCTCGTCTTTCTCGGGGGATCGCAGCGCACGCGTCGCGGCCAGCCCGTCCATCGCCTGCTCAAGCGTCATGGTCGGCCAGCCAGCCTGAGCCCGCGACAGGTCAAGTAAGAGGTCAAGTAGTTCGGGGTGCTTCGCCAGCTCGTCGGCTCCGTCCTTGCCGGCGTTGAACAGGCGGATAGCGTCGCGAGCGCGGCGGTAGGTCACGACCTGCTCGACAACCAGCGCGTCCTGCTGCATGGCGACGTCGGGCGTGCAGCCGAACTCCTCGCAGATGGTGGAGATCAGACCCTCGGGCGGGCGGGGGCCGAACTTCAGCACCCCCGGCTCGGCAGTCGATTCATAGCCGAGCAGAAAGTCCGCGAGGGTCTCTAGGCGTTTTTTGCCTGACCCGTCGTCTCGCCCTTGACGGCCGAGAGCAGCCAGTAGAGCTCTTCGGTCTCCAGCGCCATCAGCGGGGTCGATGTTCCATCTGGCTGGGGCATTGGGTTGCCAAGCCAGTCCGTCCAGTTCCACCGCACAATGCGCGGCGCCAACCCGCGCGCGAGGCCCTGCAACGCGCCGTCCATGAGCGCCGTCACGCGCTGCCCCTCGTCAGGCTCGCCCTTCGCGGCTTCCATCGCCACGCCCGTCTGTGTCAACGTCGTCAGCGCGTTGATTGCCCCGACAGAAAGCCCGGGGATAACCCACACTGACTCGCCCTCGTGCGGCGTGCACGGCTCTCCATTGATCGTCACGACGCAATCATCAGACTTGATTTCGATAGGCTGGGGCTTCGCCACAAAGCCTCCTGATGGCATGAAAGGGGGCGGCCACTGATTGTGGCCGCCCCGTCGTCTGGTCGTTGCGCGCGTCGGTTACGAGGTCGCGCGGGTCAGTGCACCGGCGCCCTGGAGCGTCGCCGAGAACATCAGCGCGGACCCCACCTTCGCGTCGATCTGGTAGCTCTCCAGCACCATCGTGCTGTCGTAGTTCGGGTCATTCGTCGCCGCCGACGCGCCAGTCGGGTCGAACGCCGACGCCACGCCGGCGCTGCCGACCAGTCCGAACAGCGTGGCGTCCACCGCGCCGGACGCGCCATCGAACTGCCCGCTGATGTCGAGCGAGTGATCGTAGTTGCCGACCACCCGCGTCGGCCCAGTCGTGACCAGGCCGGACACGTTGGCCGTCTCCTGCGTGACCTTCATCGAGACGCTATCCAGGTAGCTCTCTAGCGCCACACTGTTGATGCTGAGGTTTGCGACCGCTGCCGCCTTCTTCGCCACGTTGGCCTCCGGTCAGGACCGAACGTCGGACAGACGCCCGACATGCTGCGCGTTAGGAGCCGGCTGCAAGACCGGCCGTGACCAGGACGGTCACACTGGTGAATCCGCTGAACGTCGCCACGCTCACGCGCTTCCACGCCTCTGTTGCGCTGGTGGTCGTCTTGCGCGTCACGCCGACCGCCGAGAGCGTCCCGGAGGCCAGGTCGCTGATGCTGGCATAGGTGTCAGGGCTGCCGTCGTTCTGCGACTCCTGGCACTGCAGCACGATGCTGCCGCTCCCAGAAACGGCCAGAATCCGATACGTGACCACGAACAGTTGCCCGCTCGTGGTCGCCCCGAGGTTCTGCCCGGTGCCGTTGCCGGTGCCCGTGACCGCCGCCGAGCGGAGGATGCGCCCGCGCACCAGCGCGCCGGACCCTTCGTCGGTGAAGTTGAGCAGGATCGCCTGCCCGCCCTTCGCTTCGAGGGGCCGCTCTTTCAGGCGGATGACGCGCTCGTAGATCAAGTCGGCCTCGGCCGCCGACCCAAACGCATGGGCGAGATAGTGGTCTTCGTCCGTCCACCCGTCCACCGAGATTACGGGGTCGAGCGCGCCGTCAGCGGCGTCGAACAGGCCGGACCAGTCGCCCGAATGGTCGAAGTTGCCGACCACACGGCGCGGCCCGTCGTCGGAGAACGTCGCGACGTTGACCGTCTCCTGCTGCACCTTCAGCGATGAGGATGTGAGATAGCCGGATAGCGGGGACTCGTCGAGCCAGAACCGGCTGCCGTGCGCCGCCTTCTTAGCCACCGCTGCCCCCCTTCTGGGCGGCAGACGGCTTCGCAGCCGGCGCGACAACTTCAGGAGACGGCACGCCGGGGTGCTCGGCGCAGGGCAGATGGGCGATAGCATTGATGTCGATAGCGGCGCCGAGATTGAAGCCGGCCAGGTCGTCAGGGATCTCGACCTGAGTGCCGGCAGGCCCGTCCGTGAACAACTCGGTGCGGCGGTTCCGTGGGCGCTCCGACACGATGTCGGGCTTCCCCGGGCCCTGCTGCAGCCGCAGGCGGTACGTGTGCTGGCAGTACAACGTCATCCGATCATCTCCAGTCTCAGGACGAACCCCAGGAACTCGGCCCCGTCCACTTCGAGCACTCCGTAGCTCTGCTGGACAATCGACATCAGCGAGCCGGCGAGCCCATCCACGAGTGCCGTGAGCACCCCGTCGTAGAAGTCGTCGAGCGCCCGCTGCCCCCTGGAGAGGCCGGCCGCCAGCGACACCAGGACTGTGACCTCATACGCCCTCTCCCACGTCGTCAGCGTGAGATTCATCGGCGAGGCCGTGTCTGCTGGCGCGACGTGACCGGCCGGCAGGTTCGTGCGGTCCGGCCACAGCCCTTCCGCATCGACACGCAGCCCGGTGACGGTCGCCAACGCCGTCGCGATGGCGGCGCGCTGTGCTCCCTGGTCAGCCATGAGGAGGAAGGCCGGGGGGCTCGGTGGACCGCCCCTGGCGGGCCACAGCCAGCACGCGGTCAAGCGGCCCGAGGTTTACCCCGACGCGCTTGGCGTTCTCCAGGATGCTGATGATCTCGGTGAGGATGAACGCCCCGGCGACGGCATCCGCGCCGGGGAACCCCTCGCCCAGGTAGGCGTGCAGGTTGACAGACAGCCACGCCGTGAGCATCACGAGGATCAGCGCGTCGGCCTTCTTCGCCAGCCCGCGCCCGCTCGCCACGGAACTCACAGTGCCTTCCACTGCCGCCGCAATGAGGCCGGTCACCAGATCGGCAACCATGAGGATGAGCAACGCCTGCACGAACACGCCAAGCCCCACCCACAGGCCGACCAGAATACCGCCCGCTGCGCCCACAGCAGCCAGCGGGTCAAACCTGACATGCTCAGTCACCCTACGCTCTCCATTTTGCTTCGATGGCTCGCGCCGCACGGTCCAGCACGGCCTGCACCGTGCCCATTGATCGCTGCAGCGCCGTCGTCAACTTGAGGTAATGCCGGGACCGCTTGTCGTATTCGAGGCGGCGCGGGTAGCGGTACCGCTTCCACTTGGTACCCGTCGTTCGCGCCGCCGTCGTCTTGATCCGGACCCACTTCGGGATCGGCTTCGGCTGCGTCCGCGTCGCGATCTTGGCCCGCAACAGGCCCGTCTTCCCGCGCGGCGCGGCGCCCATCCATGCGTGTCGCGCGACCTGCTCGACCTGGCGCATGGCCGCCGCCCACGGCCCCGCTAGGAGCTCCTCGTGGCGGAGCTTGCGCATCACCCGCGCGTAGCCTTCGATATCGACCTTGAGCCTGACGGGCACGGATCAGCCCACCACGGCTCGGCGGTACGGCTCCAGGAGGCGGCGAGTCACCGGGTGCAAGCCCGTCAGGCGGACATCATTGGCGAACTCGTCGGAGATGCGGAGCGAGCCGGTCCCCGACGCCCCGAGCGGCATCTGCTGACTCCGGAACTCGTGCGCCGCCTGGAACAGGCACGCCTGCTCTACCACGTCGGGCGTACTGGCGCTGAACCCCCACGAGCCGACGATCTCAACGCCGCGCCGCACGCCGACCGGGAACCAATAGTCCCCGCCCTCGCTGACCTCGATGCGCCAGTACGGCTGCGCCGGAGAATCAAGCTGAGCGTTGTACGGGGCCAGGTGGTAGTCCGTCGTCGCCCATGTCGTCTCGTGGGTGCCGTCGCCATCGTCGTCGGTCTTGAGGCTGCTGACGCTCAGCAGGTCGTCAACCAGCAACCGGAGGCCGCTCTTCGCGCTGTAGTAGCGCGTCTGCGTGGCGGCGTAGAACCGCCGCCCGCAGAAGTCGTCAATGGCGCGGCTGACGCTCTCAACGACAGCCTCCAGCACGGCGTCATCCGCCGTGTCGGACACGCCAGTGATGCCGAGCCGCGCCCGGATACTGGAGAGCGTGGCGTAGCCGTTGATGATGGCCACCGGAGTTAGGCCGCCGTCACGTACGCGCCGTCGTCAATGGGCAGGTAGAAGAGCGCCCACTTGACGCTGCCGGTGTTGCTGGCGGCCGTGCTCAGGTCGATAGCCCCGATGGGCACGACGACCGGGCGGTCTGGCAGGACCGTCGCGCCGGCGTTCGCCCCGACCATCGCGTCGGAAAACGTGCCGGTGATCCCGAACAGCGTCCCGACTTCCTTCGCGCTGATGTTCAGCACCGCGCAGATGTCCACATCCGTGCCGGTCGTCGGGTTGCTGACGATCTTGGTGTTGCACGCCTGGGTCTGGATGACGGTCGTCACCTCGCCGATGATCCCCAGCACCGCGATGCGCCCTCCCACGACGTTGAAGAGCGCCGACTGCGTGGTGGCCGGCAGCGCGGCCGTCGCCCGCTCCACCGCCTGCCCGTACAGCAGGTTGCGGACGACTCCCGTGTTCGGGAGCTTGTTCGTGATTGCCATGTCTGCTCCAACATGCGAAAGGCCGGGGCGAGTGCCCCGGCCTCAGCGACGCCAGCCGTCAGCGGGCGTTAGTCAACCGTCGCGTCGATGGTGAAGCCGTCCGCCACCGGCCCGGCGTAGCGCGCTCCGTAGAGGATGTACTCGGCGCTCACGATGTTGGCCGAGTTGGACGCCCCGAGTTCGACCTGCACGCAGTCGTAATCGCCCAACTCCGAGGCCGGGATGTCGATCATGAACTGGTCCTCGCCCGAGCCAGTCGAAGACGACGTGATCGAGGTTGCGGGCGTGACGGCCGTCCAGGTCGGCGCGCCACCGAGGGCTCCGGTCCGCTTGTAGGCGTGGGCCAGCGTGATGGCGTCGGAGTTCCCGGTGCCGGCCACGGCGGTAGCCTTGTCCACGGTGATGGCCGTGGTTGCGGCGTTGCCCATTGCGATGTGCACGAGGATCAGGACGCCCTCGTACCCCTTGAGGCTGACCCAGTCGCCGGACCGCGCCGACCCACCCGCAATCGGGGCGATGCCAGAGACCCAGCGGACGCTTTCCGCCAGGAGTTGCTTGCTCATCTGCGTTTCTCCCGTGTGGGATCAGGCGACGCGGGGCCGCTCGTGCCCCGCGCCATCGGCGGCTTACGAGCGGGTCGCCAGGGCGACGAACGGGGACAGCGTGTTGCTGCCCTGCGCCGGCGTCACGGCGGTCTGCCAGGCTGGCTGGCCGTCCACGCGGAGCGTGAACCGATAGACCGCTTCGTCATAGAGGAACCGGACGTGCAGCGAGCTTGCCGACTGCATGCCGCCCTTCTCCGCGACGATGTACTGCCCCATGTCGGCCAGGATGATGTCCCCGACCGTCCCCAGCGTGCTGCACTGCTCGATTGGCACCATCGGCCGCCCGAACAACGTGCCGTAGGGCGAAGCCGACAGCCCGCCGGGTGGCATGTAGACCGGGGCACCGCCGGTGCCGACGATCAGGCCCAGCGTGAACAGCATCGGCTCGATGTCCTGGTTGTAGAACCAGACGGCGCTCTGACGGGATGGCCCCCAGCAGCGCGCCCACATCTTGACGAGGTTCTCCATCACGATGGAGGACGCCGCCTGCCCGGTCTCCTTGCTGACCGTCACCAGCGCCGGGGCGTTCAGCACCCCGAGCGGCTGGCCGGCGCCACCGCCCCGGATGGCCGCGTCATCCAACTTGAACCCGAACTCTTCCGAGAACGCCTGCATGCCGACCGCTTCCAGCGCGGCAGCGTCCGCGATCAGCTCGTCGGTGGCGTAGAAGATGCCCATGAGCTTGTTCAGGTTGAGCTCGATCTGGCGGAACTTCGGGCGGCTCGCCGTCACCGTGTCGGCCTCGGCCGCCCAGTACGCCTGGACGCCGCCCCAGCGGGAGCCGTTGGCGCGGCTGCTCTCGTTCACCCCGTTGATCTTGAGGCCGTTCGACCCGCTGCTGATCGGGATGTGCCGAGCCCGGCTCATCACCTGGCCGGTCTGGTATGCCCGCCGCAGCAACTCGGCCGAGAAGTCCTGCTGCACGAGGTAGCCGCCATCGGACGCCACGCTCTCGCTGGCCCCGGACGCCGCCGCCCGGTAGGTCAGCCTCGGGTCGGCCTCTGCCCCTGGGCGTCCGGCGATGGCCACGGCCTGCAGGAACTCCCCGAAGCCCGCCCAGGGCTTATCGGCCGCGCGATTGTGGCCCCCGGTGATGCGCGGGTACGACGGGGCGGGCACGGAGACGCCCACTTCTGCCTGCCGCTGCTGGCGCCGTTCCTCGGCGGCCATCTCCGTGCGGATCTCGGAGAGCCGCTTTTCGCGGGCGTCGTCTACCGCCTGCTCCTCAGCCGTCAGCCCGCGACCGGCGGCCTCAGCCGCCTGGAACGTGGCCTCGCCATCGGCCACCAGCTTGGCGCGCTCGTCGAGCAGCGCCGTGTACCGAGAAGTCGCCATACCGGCGTACCCTCCAGTGTGGTGCGGACCGAAAGCCGGCCGCGAATGCGAAAGCCCCCGCCTCAGTGACGGGGGCCGGTCGATAGGGGTAGGTGCGTCGGTCAGTGCGACAGCAGCCGATTCCGCCGTCGCCGCCCGCGAATGCGAAAGCCCCCGCCTCAATGACGGGGGCCGGTCGATTGGGGTAGGTGCGTCGGTCAGTGCGACAGCAGCCGATTCCGCCGTCGCCGCAGGTCGATGTCCTCGGCGTCAGCCCGCTGTCCTGACGGCCGCGAGCCGCCGCGTGCGAGCCGGGCTACCGTGGCGTCGTAGGTGTCCACGCGGTCGGCCATGCCGAGCTTCACGGCCTGCTGCGCGCCGACCACGCGGCCCTCCCCGAAGCCGCCGCGCACGTCGTCAACGCCCACGCCGCGCCCCTTCGCCACGCCCCGCACGAACAGGCCGTAGTAGTCATTGACCCTGGATTGCATAGCGGCCCGCGCCTCGTCTGACAGCGGCTCGAAGGGCGATCCCTCCGTCTTGTACCTGCCCGCCGAGATCAGCGACACGCCCACGCCCTCGGCGTCAAGGTGGCGGCTGATGTCCTGGTGCGCGGCGAACACGCCGATGCTGCCGACCTCGCCGCCGGGCGTGACGACGATCTCGTCGGCCGCGCTGGCGATCCAGTACGCCGCCGATGCCGCGAGGCTGTCCGCGACGGCCACGATGGGCTTCTTGCCGCGCGCCTTGAGGATCTGGTCTGCCAGCTCGGCCACGCCGTAGACGCCGCCGCCCGGCGAGTCGATCTTGAGGACGATGCTCCCGACAGACGGGTCGGCCACCACCTGCGCGAACAGCGCCGACAGCCGCTCGGTGCTGGTTCCGCCGCTCATCTCGGTGAACAGGTCGGCCCGCTGCACGATGGCCCCGTACACCGGGATCACCGCCACGGCTCCTGCCCTGGCCGGGTTCGGACGCTCGGCAGCCGCACCGATCCGCGCGCCGATCTCCTCGGCGGTCAGCCGGCCGCCCTCGGCGCGGAAGCGCAGCAGATCGGTGATAACGGCGAGCTTGGCGGGCAGGATGGCCCACGGCTGCTCGCGCACCAGCGCCATGACGTGCGGGTAGCGGTCTGCGCCCGCCTCAGTGGTCGGCATGGCCGTTCGTCCTTTCCCCGACAGCCTCGATGAGCCGAGCCTGCCAGTCTTGCGTCGCGTCGGCAGCGCCGTTCTGGGCCGTGCTGCCGACCGTGATGGCCGGGTTCTGGTACACGTCGCCGCCTGGTCGCGGGTTCATGTTCTCAAGACGGCGGACGTCGTTCGGGGAGAGGAACGTGCCCGTCAGGCCGATCATGTAGGCGCGGTACCGGCTCTCCTGGTCGCCCCTGAGCAGCCCGTCGATGACGTGCTCCGCGAACACGTTCGCCTTGTCGAAGATCAGGTCACGCC